CGGACATCGCCAGCTATCGAATCAGTGCGCTGTATCTGCCGGTTGGCTCCTACTCCTGGGTCGATATGGCCCGGCAGTGGGACGCGGCGACGGCGGAGCTCAAGACGGGCGCGACCGACAAGCACCGCACGTTCATCAACACGCGGCTTGCGGAGACCTACGAGGTCCCCGGCGACGTCATCGACGCGCACACCCTTTCCCGGCGCGTCGAGCCCAGCTGGGGGGCCGCCATCCCCAACGGTGTCCGCAGTATCACCGTCGGTGTGGACGTTCAGGACGATCGCGTTGAGGCGCTTGTGCTGGGGGTCGGTCTCGGTTTCGAGATGTGGATTCTCGACTATCGGATCATCCTGTCGGATCCCCTCGCGGCGGAGACGTGGGCATCTCTCGACAAGATTGTACGGAGCTCCTACACCCGTGAGGACGGGAAGGTCCTACGCCCCCGGGCAACCTGCGTAGACTCCGGACACAGGACGCAGCAGGTCTATGACTACGCCTATACCCGGGGCCGGGGCGGCTGGCGCGTCTACGCGATCAAGGGGGTCGGAGGCAAGCGCCCGCTGTGGGACAAGAAGGTCCGGCGCAGCCCCGGCAAGCGCGGGCGCAAGCACGGCATCTTCTACGCAGTCGGGGTCGATACCGCGAAAGACACGATGCGCGGGTATCTCCGCGTGCATCAGCACGGCCCCGGGTACGTCCACATCCCAGACCACGTAATCAAGGCCGTCCCCGACTTCCTTGACCAGCTCAGCAGTGAGAAGCGGGTGAAGACGCGGGACAAGAAAGGGCGCGACGTGTGGACCTGGCAGAAGATCGCAGAGGCGGCGCGTAACGAGGCGTGGGATACGTTGGGATATGCCATCGCGGCGGTACACTCTTTGATCCTCGGGGGCCTGCGGCTGGGCGCAGGGGGCAGCGCGCGGCCGGGGGCAAAGAAAAAAGAAAAGACAGCTGACGTGACACCCCCCCGGCAGGAGTATCCTAGGGCAGACGTGGCCCCGGTGCCTCCTCGGCCAGCGGGCACGTCTCCACCCAGGCGCCGCGCGCCTACGCCCAAGGGGCGCGGGCGTTCGGGCTGGGGGTAACGGCGGAGCGGCATGGCCTTTACGTCAGCACAGCTCGAGGCTCTTGAGACGTCGTATGCAGCGGGCACCCTTGTTGTCCGCCACGGCGACAAGTCCGTCACCTACGCCTCGATGGACGCGCTCTGGACGGCCATCGTCCGGCTACGCGCTGCGCTGCGCTCGTCGAGCAACAAGCACCGCGCTGGCGTGGCCAGCTACACGAAGTTTGCCTGATGGTTGCACTCGCCGACGCTGCATATCTCGCGATCGGGGCTACCGTCCTAGGGTACCGCAAGGCGCGCAGCCTCCTCCCCCTGCCTTCCGTGGCCCCCGCGATACCCTTCCCCGTGCCGGCAGGACACCGGGCGGGCAGAGGCTCCCGCAGTGGTCGTCGAGCCTACGACGGGGCAGCGAGCGGGTACCGGGTAGACGGCTGGAAGACCACGGGCGCGAGCGCCAACGCGGAAATCCTCGCGGGCCTCGACAGCCTGCGGGCCCGCTCCCGCGACCTGATCCGGAATAATCCCTACGGACACCGGGCGATCGAGGCGTTGGTCTCCAATCTCGTCGGTGCAGGGATTCGCCCGATGCCCGCGACGGGAGATGACAAGCTCGACACGCAGATCAGTGAACTGTTCGAGGCATGGTCCAAAAACTGCTACCCGTCCAACGCTAGCAATTTCTACAGCCTGCAGAGTCTCCAGGGCCGCGCGCTGTTTGGCGACGGGGAGGTCATTGTCCGCAAGCGCCCCCGGCGCATGACGGATATGCGTGGGCTGCCTCCGGTGCAGCTCCAGGTTCTCGAGGGGGACCATCTCCCACTGGAGAAAAACGAAGCGTTGCAGAATGGGGGCCGCATCGAGCAAGGCGTCGAGTTCGACGTGCTGGATCGGCGCAGGGCCTACCACCTTTTGCGCAGCCACCCCGGCGGCTCCCTGCTACTGGGGGGCTCCTACGGGTCTGCCGCCGTGTGGGACACTGTCCGGGTGCCTGCCTCTGACGTGGTCCACCTGTACCAAGAGCTCCGCCCCGGCCAGGTGCGCGGTGTGCCGTGGCTTGCTTCGGTGATCATCGCCGTGTGGGATCACGTGGGCTACACGGACGCGGAGCGGGTGCGGGCCAAGTCTGCGTCCATGCTCTTTGCCTCGGTGCAGGGCGGCACTCCCGAGGAGTATGAAGACTACGGCGACGACGAGGGCAACCCCGACGGCATAGCGGACCATACGGACGCAGACGGGAATCTCGTCACGGACGCAGACGGTTACGTAGTCGAGGCCCTGCGCCCCGGCATGATCGCCTACTTGCCGGACGGCAAGACCATCGACGTCAACCAACCCGGCACCGCGGGCGGCTACAGCGAATACGTGCGCTCGTCTCTCCGTGAGATTGCGGCGGGGTGTGGGCTGTCCTACGAGGTCCTGACGCAGGACCTTTCGCAGGTCAATTTCTCAAGCATCCGCCTCGGGCTGCTTGAGCAGCACCGGCTTATCCGGGCGCTCCGAGAGCAGGTGTTCATCCCGTTCGCGCTGGCCCCACAATATGCGTGGTTTGTGGACGCGGCCATAGCAGCCGGGCTGCTCCCCCAGGACGATCGCTGCTACCGCGTCCAGTGGTCCATTCCCGCCATCGAAAGCGCGACACGTAAGGATGACGCGGAAGCGGATGCGCTTGAGATCCGAAACGGTCTGCGGGGGTTGGGTGCAGCAATCGCAGGTAGGGGGCAGGACCCCGAAAAGGTGTTGGGAGACATCGCGGCGACGAACAAGCTCCTCGACAAGCTGGGGATCGTGCTCGATTCCGACCCACGGAAGACCACGGGATCAGGCGTGTTGAGCGGGGAAGCAGCCCCGGAAAAGAACGAAGGGGGCAGTTTTTGAGAAATCGTCATATAGACAGCTGACGTGACACCCCCTAGGTAGTCTAGGGTGGGTGCGGAGGTGTAGCTTGGCCGATCGGGAAAACAGAGGGACGCCAGAGCAGCAGCGGGCGGAGACGCTTCGTGCTGCATCGGTGATCCCGGAGACCTGGCGCGACGAGGACAACAGCGTCGAGGTGGAGTTTTCTGCCGGGGCTCGCGTGCTCAAGTACGACTACCGCGCGGGCGAATTGTACTGGGAAGAGTTGCCCCTTTCCGGCATGGACCTTTCGGAGTTGAATGCCGGCGCGCATGTTTTGCGCTCGCACGCCAGAGACATGTATCAAGATCTGCGGACGGACGTGGATCCGCTGGACCTCATTCTTGGCTCTGTCGTTCTCGGGACAGCGCGCATTGAAGGGGATCGCGCGGTCGCTCGCGTTATGCTCAGCGACCAGCCCAGTGATGCGGAAGCCGTTGCGAAGATTCGCAGCGGCGTGATCCGCAAATGGTCCTACGGCTACGACAAGAACGGGCAGCCAGTCTTGAGCATTGACCCGGAGACAGGATACCAGGTCCGCACCTGGGCAAGCCACACACCGACAGAGATTTCACCCGTGCCGGTCCCCGCGGACGCAGGCACGGGTACCCGATCGAATCAGCCGGCACAGCAGGAGGATCCCATGGCCGACCCCAAAAAGACCGAGCCGGTCGTGGAGCCCACACCGGTCCCGACCCCGACCCCGATCGTATCGAACGAGGAAGCCATCCGGGCTGCTCGCGCAGAAGGCGCCAGCGCGGAGATGCAGCGGCAGACCGACATCCGAGGCATCGCGGGCAAGCTGCACCTCGACGACGAGGCGTTCCGGAGCCATCTCGCGGATGCCAAATGCACCGTCGAGGCATTCCGCGCCCACGCGATCGACCTTGTGGCCGAGCGCTCCGACGCAGACCCGACGCACCCCCAGCACTCCGGCATTCAGCCCGGCGGGCAGGACGAGACAGGCACGCGCGTCAAGGCGCTCTCCTCGGCTCTTGAGGTCCGCATGGGTCTCCCGCCCGAGGGGGACATCCTGGCACACACCCCGGACCTGCGCGGCGCGAGCGTTCAGGATATCGCGTCGGCGTGTCTCCAGCTCGCGGGCGTCAACACCCGGGGCAGGACTCGCCAGGAGCTGGCGGAGATGGCCTTGCACTCCGGCACCCGTGCCGGCGCGCACAGCACGAGCGATTTCCCGTACCTGACCGCCAACGTGCTCAACAAGGTCCTGGCGGCCGAGCGCGACGTCATCCCGGAGTACCGCTGGTTCGAGCAGATCGCAGCCCGCAACGATTTCAGCGACTTCAAGGCGCGGAGCTATGTGGACCTGAAGGGAATGGGCCTTCTGCCCATCATCCTCGAGGGTGGCGAGTACGAATCGATCACGATCGCGGAGGGCCGCGAGAGCATGATCGCGGTCAAGCGCGGCGCCGAATTCCCGCTCACGATGGAGCTGATGGTCAACGACGATCTCGGGGGCTTGCTCCGCCTCGTGCGCAAGTTCGGGCGCTCCTCGACGATCACGCAATCCGCCATTTGCGCGGCTCTGCTGTCGCTCCAGACGATGTCCGACGGCGAGCTGGTCTGCTCCCTCGCGCACAGCAATCTCAGCTCCTCCGGCGGCGCTCCGGACGTCGACAAGCTCGACGAGCTCGACGGCTTCATGCGTGACCAGACGGACGGCAACGGCGAGGTGGTCGGGATGGCCATGCGCTACCTGCTCCTCCCGGGCACCTGGCGCAAGGTCACTGAGCAGCTTTTCAGCTCGCAGTACAAGCCGACCGCGTCGACGTCCGCTCTCACGGTGGACATCCCGAAGGAGCGCCGGCTGTACATCCCGAGCCTTGCGGGAACCAACCCGTGGTACGGGGCGACGGGCGACACGAGCGCTTTCGAGTACGGGTACCTCCGGGGCGACGGCGGCCCGGTAGTGACAAACTACCAGGAAGCGAAGAGCGACTCGCTCATCTACCACGGCCGGCTTGTGTTCGGCGCGGGGATCATCGATGAGCAGGCTTTCGCTTCCAACCCGGGCGCGTAAGCACCTCTAGGGGCTCCTCCTGGGGGCCCCTAGCGGAAGCACATAGACACCTAATGGGGATAGGGAGTATCAAGAATGAAAAACTACAAGGGTCCGGGCAAGACGCTCAATTTCATCGCGCCCAGCGGCGGCGCAGTCTCAGGATCGCCGTACATCGTCGGCGCCATGTTCTTCGTGGCGATCACCACGGAGGACGAAGGCGACACGGTCGCGGGCCTCGTCGAGGGCCTCGCAGGCTTGACCAAGGCCAGCGGGACCACGGCGGCGGTCGGCGCCGCGGCGTATTTCGACGAGACGAGCGGGCTCATCGAGACGGCCGACAGCGGCACGAATCGTCTCCTCGGTGCCTTCGCCAAAGCCGCGACTTCCGGCAACACGAACGCCCGCGTTCGCCTCGACGGCAAGGCCGTTGGGGACGGGAATTCGGATCTGTCGGCCAAGGCCGACAAGATCGTCCCCGCCTCCGTCGGCAATCTCGCGGCCCTCAACGCGGCCGGGAACCTGACGGATTCCGGCGTCGCCCCCGCGGACAAGGCGGACAGCACCTTCGCGGCCATCAACGCGCTGTTGGCGGCGGCCAGCGCGGCGGTCGATCTCAACGGGCAGGACGTGTCGGGCGCCGAGTTCGCCGCTGCGCTCGACACCGTGCAGGATGAGCTCGGCATCGTGGGCGGCGTCCTGACCCCGCTCGGCACCGGCAAGCTGCTGCTCATCACCAACGAGGGCGCCACCGACGACGACCTCGAAACCATCGCCATGACGAACCTGTCGAGCGCGGTCGGCTCCAAGCTGATGCTGTTCAACATCGGCGGTGGCGATACCACCCTCAAGAACGGTACGGGCAACATCATCCCGACCATCAGCGGCGGTGCGGGGGACTTCATCGTCAAGGCCGGGCAGTGGGTCGGGCTCATCTGGACCGGTACGGCGTGGGACATCGACCCGGGCGTGGTCAGCGGTGACGTCATTCTCTCGCTGCTGGAGGCGGTCCTGACGCCCACGCAGCTCGCGGTGCTGACGGCCCAGGTGGGCGTTCCGTTCGTCATTCAGACGGACATCAGCGCGGCGGCTGCGTTCGTTGACGTGTTTGACGGGGACTGCCCGCGCAAGCTGCAGATTCTGGACGCTTGGACCCACTGCACTGCCGCGAACGCTGGTGGTACGGCCAAGCTGAACGACGCGGCCGGTGGCGGTGGTACCGACATCACCGACGCCATCATCATGGCCGTGGACAAGGTGCTTACGCGGGCGGGCACGCTCGACCACGCGGTGAGCACCGTCGCCTCGGGCGGGGACCTGTCCTGGGTCAAGAACGCGGAGGCTGACGACGGCGTGGGCTACGTCCTCGCCGTCGCCATCAGCTAGGGGGCACCTGTGAGCGCTTGGGCTGCACAACTGGACCGGATGATCAAGACCGTGCGGGATACGTTCCCGGCGGCCGTGGTCTACGATCCGGACGGCGAAGCCCTGACGCTCACGGGCGTTTTCGACGAGGCGTATCGAGCGATAGAGCTAGGGGATGCGGGCGTGCCTGTCGACACGACAGCGCCCCGCCTCACCCTCCGGCTTGCGGATCTCAGTGCCACGCCGGAGCCTTATGACACCCTCACGGTGGACGGCCAAGAGTGGCAAGTGACGGGTGTTGAGCCGGACGGGTCGGGCATGGTCGGCCTTCGGCTGTCGGAGGTGATCGAATGACAGCTCCGACCCTGACACCCACGGGCATCCGGACGGACATCGTCACGCGCCTCTTAGGGGCGACGGGCGCAGGGTCCGCGGTCTACGACTCTCGACGGGTAGGGATCGGGCAATCCGATATCCCGGCCATCACGGTCTACAGCCCCGGCCACCAGGACACACGTAAGAGCCTGGGCGGGCTGCTCTACGATCGCAAAGAGCAGATAGGGATCACGGCCGTCGTGACAGGCGCGAGTGACGCAGCTCTGGCAGCGGCGGTCGATACCATCGAGCGACAGATCGTCAACGTTCTCTTGACGGATATGGAATGGAACGCCGTCGTTTTGCTCACGCAAGTCGGCTGCGAAAAAGAGCTGAGCCTTGAGGGTGCAAAGCGGGTCGGGTATGTAGTGCTCTCTTTCGAGGTGGCCTACATGCCGGATTACACGGTTGACCTGACGGGCCTGGCGTTTGAGCGGATCTCCCTGGATACGCAGACTGCCGACCCCGAGGGTGCGGATGTGTCTTTGCGTATCACTGAGTTGGAGCAAGAGTAATGCCGTACGTAAAGCCCGCGCACCCCGGTGGTTTTCGCACCGCGGTGTCTCCCTTTCCGCTGCTACCAGCGGCGGGGGCACATGTTGCGATGGACCCCTACTGGACGAAGCACTTGATTCTGGGGAATGTCGTATTCGCGGAGGACCCCACGGCGGTCCCCGGCACGAGCAAAGAGGCGGATGCCCCGCCGGCCCACAAGAGCGGCAAGGCCACGAGGGAGTAAGTCATGATCGCATTCAGCCTCGTCCCGAGCGACGTCAAGCAGCCAGGCTTCTACGGAGAGGTCAACAGCAGCAAGGCCCAGACGGGCACGACGAGCCGCCCGACTCTGCTCATGGGGCAGATGCTCGCCTCCGCTACGGCGACTGTGCATGTACCGGTCCGGGTCTCCTCTGCGGCGCAGGCGGATACCCTTTTCGGCGTGGGCTCGCATCTCGCGCGCATGGTCCGGAGCTACGTCAAGGGCGACCCCTACGCGGAGATCTGGGCGATTCCTGTGGTCGATGGTGGGGGCAGCAAGGCAGCCGGCGTCATCACGATCACCGGCACGTCGGCCACAACCGCGGGGACGCTGCACCTTCTGATCGCGGGCCAGCGGGTCGAGGTCCCCGTCGCTGTTGGCGGGACCCCTACCACGGTGGGCGCTGCCATCGAGGCGCTACTGGGGATCAACGAAGCGGCGGCCGTCGCGGCTGCGAGCCAGGTCCCTGTGACATGCGTCAACACGGCGGGAGCCCTTGCCCTGACCGCGCGGCACGCCGGCTTGCTGGGCAACCTCATCGATCTCCGCGCGAATTACTTGGGCGCGGCGGGCGGCCAGGTCACACCCGCAGGGCTGGAGATCGCCATCACCACGCCGATGGCCTCGGGAACCACCCCGCCCACGCTCACTACGGCCATCGCTGCGATGCAGGACAAGCGGTATTCCTTCGTCTGTATGCCCTGGGCGGACGCGACGAGTTTGGACGCTTTCCAGGCGGAGTTCGCGGACTCCGTCTCGGGCCGCTGGGGTCCGATGCGCCCGGTCTACGGGCACGTCTACAGCGCGGACGTCAACACCTACACGGTGCTCTCAACCACGGGTCTCGCCACGGCGAAAAACCAGGACGCGCACTGCAGCATCATCGGGATCGAATCGAGCCCAACCCCCCCGTGGGAGATTGCCGCGGCGTACTGCGCTCGTGCGGCGCAGAGCTTGCGCATCGACCCGGCGCGACCGCTCAACACGCTCGAGCTGATCGGTGTTCTGCCTCCGGCAGAGGCCGATCGATTCCTGTGGGCGGAGCGAGAAGTGCTCCTGGGCCTGGGCATCACGACCCCGCTCATCACGACGGACGGCAAGGTGCTTATCCAGCGCGCCGTCACGAACAAGGTGAAAAACGCGCTCGGGTCTACGGACCTGGCGTATTTTGACGTGACCACGCCGGCCACGCTTGACGTCATGCTGACCGAGCTGTCGGAGATGTACGCGAGCCAGTTTGCCCGCGTCAAGCTGGTATCGGATATGTCGCAGGTCGGCGCAGGACAGGCCGTGGTTGATCCCAGCTACGTGCGCGCTGCGCAGATCGCGCGGTACCGAAAGTGGGTACGCAGGGGCATCGCGGAGAATGCCGAGGTGTTCGCCAAGCTCCTCGTCGTCGAGCGCAACGAGGCAGACCCGAACCGGCTGGACACCATCTTCCCGCCCGATTTGGTCAACGCGCTGCACATCCTGGCGGCACTGGCCGAATTCCGGCTCCAGTATTCCGAGGGCGACCTGGCCGCGGCCGGCTGACAGACACAATCCCCGGGCCTCCCCGGGCGTGAGGTAGCATCATGGGCGTAATAGCAGGGCGTGGGAGTCTACGGGTCGACGGGGTCGTTTTCAACTGCACAGAAATCGTCCCGACTCTCGGGAGTGAGACGTCGGAAAAGGTGGTCGGCTTCAGCGGCCCTGCCGGCGACAAGACCACCCCCGTCGCTCCGATGTTGACTGCCACGGTCATCGTCACGGAAGACGTGGACGTCATCGCGCTCCAGCGCTACCGGGACGTGACCGTCGAGGTGCAGATGGCGGATGGCCGCTCCTACGTGTTCGAGGGCGCGACCCAGACAAACCAGCTCGCGCACAGCGTGGCAGAGGGCACGTGTGACGTCGAGTTCGACGCCATGACCGCGACGGGGGCAGGATGAGCGACATCGACACGGACATCGAGGAAGAGCAGGAGGAGCAGGCACGTCCCGAGCTCCCCGTTACGGTCCAGCTCCGGACACCGATCACGGACTTCGGCAAAGAGGTCACGGCCGTCACGTTTTCCCGAGAGCCGGACGGCCATGACGCTGTGGTAATCGATGGCCTGGGCGAGAAAGCCGCGACCCTGAAGTTGATCGAACGCATGTGCGGGCTCTCGACGAAGGGCGCTCTTGCCCTGAAGTGGCACGATATCGCGGCAATCGAGCGGGCTATGGGCCCTTTCGTCTTCTGATGCCCCCCAACTTCTGGGACGTCTGGGCAGACCTTGCTGCGGCCTTCCACTGGTCCCCTACAGTGCTGCAGGACTTGACCGGCTGGGAGCTGCGCAAGTGGCACTACCACTTGGATAAACTGCAGCGAGAACGCGAGCAAAGGTGACCTGATGGCCGGCAAGCAATTCCCGATCGGGGTGGTCATTCAGGGCAAGGATAAGTCTGCCCCCGCTGTCCGCGGCATCGGCAAGATTACACGCAAAGCAGACAAGGCCAAGCGTTCTATCGGCGGGCTCTCCAAAGGCTTCGGGGGGCTCGGGAGCGCTCTCAAAGTATTTGCTACAGGCTTTGCGATCCGCAAGGCCGTGGGCTTCCTGACGTCCTACGCAGAGGCCGCGGACACCCTCGGGAAGTTTGCTCGACAGGCAAAACTCAGCGTCGAGGCGTTGCAGCAGTGGCGCTACGCGGCCGAGATCTCCGGGATGGGCACGGAGGATTTTGACAAGGGTCTCGGAAAGCTGATGAAGACGGTCGGGGAAGCGCAGGCCGGCACTGGTACCCTGCCCACGTTGCTCCGCAAAGTCTCCCCTGCGCTCCTCGAGCAGGTCAAAGCGGTCAAGACTTCCGACGAAGCACTCCAGTTGTTCATCACTGCGGCCGAAAAAGTCGAGGACCCCATGAAGCGGGCGGCCCTTGCGGCTGCGTTCTTTGGCGGGCGCGTCGGCCAGAAGATGGCATTGCTCGTCGAGACAGGATCGGAGGAGCTGGGGCGCCTGATGGGCAACATGAAGCGGTTCGGAGTAGTGTCCGGGAAAGAGGCGCTGCAGGCGGAGAAGTGGCAGGATAAGGTTCTGGATCTGCGGTACGCTTTCGGCGGGCTCAAAAACGCGATCGGTTCTGAATTGCTCCCTGTGCTGATCCCGATGGTGGAGCAATTCACGGAGTGGATGGTATCCAATAAAGG